TTAACTCACCCAGATGAGGATAGATACTTAACATATAGAGAATGTATGGAAATCATGAAATTACCTTCTGATTTTATTATGTTAAATCCTAAGAAAAATCTTAATCATTTATGTCAAAATGTTCCAGTGACTACTGCTGAGGATATGGCATATAATATTAAAAGTTTTTTAAATGGTGAATGTGAAATGATATATGATGACTTTGTTATTCAATGTAATAAATCACATTCAATTCAAACTACCCCATCAACTTTAGATAAATTTATGTAAATCTATTTACATTTATGGATTTTTATGATATAATATATATATATGACAAAACATGAAATACGATTTAAACTTGAATGGATAAGAACAGTTACTGCGCTTCTTGTTTTAGCATTACAAATTATTATATTAACTAAAATATTAGGATAAATTATGACAACAAGCAATGAACAAATACGTTTAAATAACGATAGGGTTAGAGAACTTATTGATACGATTAGAATACTTCGTAAAGAAGTAATGATATTAGAATCTAGAGTTCAAGAACATGCAACAGGACATATAATTACGGCAATAGGAGTTATCCAAAGGCGTATTGATGAAATGATTGAAGAACTTACAGCCCCATTTTTTGAAGAGGAGAAATAATGCAATTAAATATATCAGAAGAAGATATTAAAAATATTATTCACGCAGTTAAAAACTGCCCAACAATTGAAGCACATAAAAGAGAAGAAATTCTTAATCCAATTAGGGAACAATTAGAAAACCATTGTGTTTGGAACGAATACGATGAACAAAAGAAGGTGAAAAGATGGGTATAATGGACAAGCTACAAAAGAATTCTAGGATTAAAGAGACAGCATCTCTTGATAAATCTAAGATTTTTTCTAATCAAGAAATGGTACCAACAAAGGTTCCAATGATTAACGTTGCATTATCTGGCGATCCAGATGGAGGTTTAACCTCAGGATTGACAGTATTAGCAGGACCATCAAAGAATTTTAAAACATCATTTGGATTATTAATTGCAGCAGCATATTTAGAAAAATATGATGATGCTGTTTTATTATTCTATGATTCAGAATTTGGCTCACCCCAACAATACTTTAAGTCGTTCGGTATTGATACTTCCCGAGTACTCCATAGTCCCATTACTAATGTTGAGGAATTGAAGTTTGATTTAATTAACCAATTAGAGAATATCGAACGCAAAGACAAAGTCATTATTATGATTGACTCTATCGGTAACTTAGCTTCTAAAAAAGAATTAGATGATACCTTTAGTGAAAAATCTGTAGCAGATATGTCAAGAGCAAAAGCTCTTAAAGGTTTATTTAGAATGTGCACTCCTTATTTGACAATGAGAGACATTCCATTACTTGCAGTTAACCATACGTATCAAGAGATTGGATTATTTCCTAAAGCTGTTGTATCAGGTGGTACAGGAATTTATTATTCAAGTGATAATATTTGGATTCTTGGCAGACAACAAGATAAAAAGGGTACTGAAATTCAAGGATATCATTTTATTATTAATGTTGAAAAATCTAGATTTGTTAAAGAAAAATCTAAAATTCCTATTAGTGTTACATGGGAAGGCGGTATTGAACAATATTCTGGTTTATTAGATTCAGCAATGGAAGGTGGCTATGTAGTTAAACCTACCATTGGTTGGTATTCTAAAGTTGATAAAACAACTGGTGAGATAGAAGATAAAAAAGTTCGTATTGCTGATACGCTTAAAGAATCTTTTTGGAAACCTATCTTTGCTAATACAGACTTTAAAGATTATATTAAACGTAAATATGAAATAGGTCATGCGGAGATGATTAAGAGTGCAGATTGAAACATTAATCCTACGTAACTTAATGTTAAACGAGGATTATACTAGAAGTGTAATTCCTCATTTAAAACTTAAATATTTTGAAGAACCATATCGTGGAGTCTTTAATGAAATTATTAAATTTGTAAATAAATTTAATAAATTGCCAAGTGCTGATGCACTATCAATTGAATTAAAAAATAATCCTAAAATTGGTTCTGATTCTTTAGCTCTTATTCCTGAAATAAGTGTTCAAAAAGAAGAACAAACTGTTGATTGGTTAACAGAAAAAACTGAAAAATGGTGTCAAGATAGAGCAATTTATTTAGCCATTATGGATTCTATTAATATTATTGAAGGTAAACATGAGACATTAGATAAGAATGCATTACCTGATGTTTTATCTGAAGCTCTTGGAGTTAACTTTGATTTAAGAGTTGGACATGATTATGTAGATGATTCTGATAATCGTTATGAATTTTATCATAGAGCAGAAGAACATCTTCCATTTGATTTAAAAATGTTTAATAAAATTACCAAAGGTGGTCTTGTTAATAAGTCTCTTAACGTAGCTCTTGCAGGTACAGGTGTTGGTAAGTCTTTATTTATGTGTCATGTAGCAGCAGGTGCTTTGACTCAAATGAAGAATGTATTATATATCACTATGGAAATGGCTGAGGAAAGAATTGCTGAACGTATAGATGCTAACCTTATGAATGTACCTATTGACCAATTAGAAAATTTATCAAAAGATATGTTTGACAAAAAAATGCACAAGTTGACTGATAAAGGTGTAGGTAAATTAATTGTTAAAGAGTATCCCACGGGAGCAGCAAGTTCTATTCACTTTAGAGCATTGCTTAAAGAACTTAAAATTAAAAGAGATTTTACACCCGATTTAATTTGTATAGATTATTTAAATATATGTGCTTCAGCAAGAATGAAAGCAATGGGTGGTGCTATTAACTCATATACTTATGTGAAAGCAATTGCAGAAGAATTACGTGGCATGGCAGTTGAGTATAATTTACCCATTGTTACTGCTACACAAACTACTAGAACAGGATTTGGTAGTTCAGATGTTGGACTTGAAGATACATCAGAATCATTTGGTTTACCAGCAACAGCTGACTTAATGTTTGCTATTATATCTACTGATGAGTTAGAAGACTTAAATCAATTGATGGTTAAACAATTAAAGAATAGATATAATGACCCAACAGGAAAAAATAAAAAGTTTGTTGTTGGTGTTGATAGAGCTAAAATGAGATTATATGATGTAGAAGATACTGCTCAAACACTTAATATTGCTGATGCACCAATAAAATCACAACCAGAATTCGAAGGATTTAATTATGAGTAGTATTTCAAATAGAACTTGGGGAGATAGGTATACTCATTTAGCAAAAGAAATATCTGCATGGAGTAAAGACCCAAACACTAAAGTTGGTGCAGTAGTTATTGGTAAAGATGGTCAAGTATTATCACAAGGTTATAATGGATTCCCAAGAGGAATTAGAGATAGTAGTTCTAGATTTAAAAATAGAGAAAGAAAACTTGAATTAGTTGTACACGCAGAAATGAATGCTATATATAATGCATGTCTTTCTGGTATATCTTTAAAAGGTTCTACCTTATATGTTTATGGATTACCCATTTGTAATGAATGCGCTAAAGGTATTATTCAAGTAGGAATTAAAAAGGTTGTTGCTATGAGACCTAAGGTATATAATACTCAATGGGATGAATCAATTAAAAATGCTGAAAAGATTTTTAATGAAGCTGAAGTAATGTATTTAATTGATATAGAAGAATGAAATTTGAATGCGGCCCCAAGTGGGATACAAGAATTATTAATATTAAACCAAAAGGTAAGATTGGTATTCTTATGTCTGGCGGTGGTGATAGTTATATATTATATGAAATTTTAAAATCAATACCAAATTGTCCGCCTATTTTAATTTTTAATATTAAATCAAGTGGTACTGCAGGTGAAGGTTGGGATAAACCTGAAACTGTTAAATTATTAACAGATAGAGATGATATTATAGTAGTTGATAAATTTTTAAAACATACTATAAATGATAGTCCAGATTTTCTTTCGTGGGATAAAGTTCTTATACTAACAAATCTTTGGATAGTAAAAGAATATAATCTTGATATATTATATAATGGCACAAATATGAATCCACCTGTAGAATTTTTTCCAGAATTTACTAGTGAAGAATTTGGAGATGCTCCATTACCACATTGGTCTATTCCAGAATATACTAAAGTTATATGCCCTTTCCTTCATTTTTATAAGTATCATATAATTGATTTAGGAATTAGAAATAATATAGACATATCACAAACTCATTCATGTAATGATTTACCAACAGATGAAGGACATTGTGGTAAATG